AACTTATCTTGTACCAGAAGAGCTAGGCCTTGTAAACAAGCCAATAGAAAATATTACTGGCGCACGTTCAGTTTCAGGAAATTTTACTTGCTATCTTGCCTATGAGGACACAGGAAACAATGGAACGTCAACAGACTTCTTTAATGATTTGACAACTACTGGCTCACTAGAGCAGGTAGTAAACAAATTCGATCTTATCTTTAAGGTTGGTGGAAGCGCTGCAGACAACTCCGTACCCGAAGTGCAGTTTCATCTAGATAAAGCACATATTGAGATTCCGTCTCACTCTATTGAAGATGTTATTTCATTAGAGACTAGTTTCCACGGACTAGGTGACTCGATTGGAGATACTGACGAGGTAGCAATTACTTATTATGGGCCTGTTCCAACTTAATCTACTATTTACTACGACTAACCCGCTTCGGCGGGTTTTTTCGTTAAGGTACTAAAAAATATTTCTTGACATTTCTCCTAGTGTTCGATATAATATCTCTATTAATTTCATAACAGCTTTAAAAGGATAAAAAATGAGTGATTCACCTGTTTCTTTAGCGAGTCTAATGATTCCAAGTAAAACCGTAACAATTGACTTTCCTGGGTACTCTGGTACTACAGTCGATCTATGCTACTTGGCAAGAGAAGAATTGTTAAAGTTACGAAAAAAATGTGTAACTAGTAAGTTTGATAAAAAGACACGACAGCCCGAAGAAGTACTTAACGAAGAAAAGTTTTTAGTAGAGTATTGTTCCGCAGTAATTAAAGGATGGTCAGGATTTAAATATCGGTACCTAGAAGAGCTTCTTTTGGTAGATGTTTCAAGCCTTGACCCTGATGATGAAATGGTCTATACTCCAGATAATGCAGAGCTCTTAATGAAGAACTCCTCTGTATTTGATTCGTGGGTAACTGAAACTGTAGGTGAACTAGAAAATTTTACGGACAACAAGTAGCTCAGATACAAGAGCTGCTTGAGAGATATGTCCGAGAATCCTCACAAATAGATGTAGATAAATATCTTCTTATTTGTGAACAACTAGGTCAAGAGCCTGACCCTGCCAAAATGCCGCTGGAATCTTCTGCCTTTCCTGAAGAAGTCCAAGTGGCATTTTTTGTGTTTTCCCTTCTTTCAGACAAGTGGGAGGGAATGTCGGGAACTTATATGGGTAAGTGCTGGGAAGAATTAGAATATATTTTTGAACTACACTCGATAGAAAACAGAAGAACAGTTTTCTTTTTTATGAAAATATATGAAAATATTATAATAAAGTACAAAACAGAAGAATCAGAAAAGAAACGAAAGGCAGCAGAAAGAAAATCTAAGTCTGCAGGGGGTGGAAAAACCTATACCCATAATGTGCGTGGCTAATGGCAAAGAATAAAGTTGAAATTGATGTAAAAGTAGACGATAAAGGTACTACTAAAAAAGTAGGTCTAGGGGCTAAAAAAGCTGCCTCAAACCTTGATGCCGCCGCCAAAGCTTCTCGGACTGCCGATAGAAACTTAAAAGGAGCTGCACAAGCTTCGGCAAACGGCACCAAAAACTTCTCAAAAATGGCACAGGGTATATCAGGGGGCCTTGTCCCTGCTTATGCAACTCTTGCGGCAAACGTATTTGCAATAAGTGCGGCATTTAACTTTCTTAAATCTGCTGCCGACTTTAGAGTTATAACTGATTCTCAGATCGCTTTTTCGTCTGCAACAGGCGTGGGTATTCGCAGCATTTCTAAAGACTTACAGAAAGCCTCAGGGGACTTAATATCCTTTACTGAAGCTTCTTCCGCAGCCGCAATAGGAGTATCTTCCGGACTTAGTTCAAGCCAGCTAAAAGGCTTTGCTGAAGGCGCACAAAACGTTTCAGTAATACTAGGCAGAGATGTTACCGACTCTTTCAATCGCTTGATTAGAGGTGTAACAAAAGCAGAACCAGAACTTCTAGACGAACTAGGTATTATTCTTAGACTTACAACTGCTACTGAAAATTATGCCGGTATGTTGAATAAAAGCGTAAAAGACCTTACTTTGTTTGAGAAAAGCCAAGCCGTGGCCGTAGAGGTACAATCACAATTAGATAAAAAATACGGAAATGTAGCTGATGCAGTAGAGTTGCAAGGAAACGCTGTAGCTAAATTAGGTATTGCTTTTGAAAAGGTTTTAAATCCTATAAAAGAGGTTACAGCAATATTCGCAGAACCTACGGCCAAATTCTTGTCTGAAAATATAGGGTCGTTGGCAGCAGCTTTAGGATTTTTGGCTATTCCAATTATTAAAGCTGTACTACCTGCTATGGATGAATGGGAAAAGAAAACGAGAAAAGCTACAGATAAAATTAAACAGGACTTAGAGGACACCACAAATTCAATCAAAGAATTACAAGATGCTCAAGCACGCTTAGCAGTGGCGGGAAAAGATCCCGGAGTGGCAGCTACTCAAGCCGTAGAAGGCGTAAAGAGTAAAAGTACTGGAATACTAAAACTACAGCAGGGACAGTACCAAGCATTAACAAAGAGAGAAATATCTGGTTTATTAACCCAAGCCAAAAAAGGCCAAGGGGCAGTTACTCAAATGTCTAAGAAGATGCAAGCTCAATATATTGCAGCTCTTAAAAAGATGCAAGGTAGCACAAATAGCTCTTTTAGTGCTATGCGGAACGGAATGAGTATGTTTTTTAATTGGGTCAGTATAAGGACTAAGAGAATGGAAGTTCGGTGGTCGCAGGCGATGCTTGCGATGAAAGTAGCCACAAGAGGATTCGTAGCCGGCGTCAATAAACTTATGAAAGGGTTAGGTATAATAGGCGTTGCATTGATGCTAAAAGATTTAGCAATGGCGGGCGCAAAGGCAGTGGGGGTATTCAAGGATGACGACGCCACAATAGCTACGGCAGAGGCATTAGAAGAGTTGGCTGGTAGATTAAAGAATACTACAAAAGAATTTAAGCTATTTGCAAAAATTCAAGAAGACTTTGCAAAGAAGGGCTCGGGGCGTACCTTAGAAAGTGTAGAAGCGGTATCTTCATACATAAGTACACAAGGTGGTGTTTTCGCAGACATAGCCTCTAAGTACCAAGAGCTAAAGCCCTTGATGGACGAAGGAGGTGTTCTAACCACCGGCGGTAAGATGCTTACAAATCAAGCAGATAATGCGGGCACACTTAGAGATTTAATGGAAAAGAGCCAAGAGGCTGCTAAAGGGTTTGTGGTGAGCTTAGAGGCTGCAAATGCAGCGAGTACGCCCCTAGGAAAAGAGCTCTATGATCTTGCTCAAGTCTTGGCCAAGGAAAACGGCATACAAGCACTTAGCGATGAACAACTAGAAAGATTCCAAGAACTTTTAAAATATTTTGGAGAAGTAGGGCAAAAAGCAAATCTTCTTCAGCAAAAGGAAGTATCAATAAATGAGCAGTATAGAAGGAGAGTTGCTTCTATTACTCAATTTAGTACCAGTGTCACCTCGTTAATAGAGGAAATTAAAGGCACTCTAGAACTAGAGAAAGAAGTTACTAGCGAGAATGAAGAACGTGTAGCTGCATATAAGACTCAGCTAGCTTTTCTAGAAAAAATAAGAGATGTCGAAGTAGATAGAATTCTTGCAGCAAAAAGACTAAAAGTACAAGAAGAACGATCCAAACGCGTTAATATTGGCGGGTTTTCTGTAGGAGTAACAAGCGGTCTTGCAGAGGAGCTAGCTCGCAGACGCGCCGCACAGAAAGCTCAAGATGATCTTACTGCCGCCGAGCAAAAGCTAGCCCTAGCACAGAGTCCAGAAGTAACGGAAAAAGATAAAGCAAAAATAGAAGAACTACAGTTAACGGTAGAGGCCGCGGCGTTTGCTTTAGAGAACCTAAATGCCGAGCTAAGTGAGAGTAATAGGTTTATAACAGACTTAGGACAGGGCTTTGAAGATAGTTTTACTTCAGCTTTTGAAGGAATTATTACAGGAACAACAAGTGTAAAAGATGCTTTTAAAAACATGGGTCAAAGTATTTTAAAAATGATAGCACAAATGATAGCTAAGATGATAGCTTTTAGAATTGTTTCTGCGATTTTTGGAGCTTTTACTCCTCCTGCATCAATGACAAGCGTTGGCGGGATAGACGCACAAAGTGGAGTAGCCGGAGGCATGCCTACTCAAGTTAGTTTTCTTAATGAAGACGGTATGGTAGGATCTTTTAGCGGGCCTGAGGGCCGTACAGGAGGAATGTTTGAAAAAGTCCCTGGTTATAGTACGGGAGGTATAGCTAGAGGTAGAGATGCAGGATACCCTGTAATTCTTCATGGAACAGAGGCGGTAGTACCTCTTCCAAATGGCAAGTCTATCCCTGTAGAAATGGGCAAAGGAATGGGCCAATCAAATAACGTAGTTGTAAACGTAAACGTAGACTCTAATGGTAATGCACAGCAAAATACACAAGGAGACCAAGGCGGTATGAATCTTGGTAATGCAATTGCAGAAGCCGTACAGAAAGAGCTTCAAAATCAAAAACGTTCGGGCGGAATACTTAATCCGTATGGAGTAGCCTAATGGCAGTATATTCTTTTAAAATACCTCAAAATGGAATATCTAATGGGGATCCAGGAGCTTCAGGAGAAAATATAACTGTAGACCGCGGTATGTCTAGACAGAGTACTCATAGAGTACTAACCTCTAAATTTGGCGATGGATATGAGCAGAGAGTTTTAGACGGTATAAATACAAAAAACGAACAGTTTTCCATAACTTTAAATAACCGTACAAGAGAAGAAATAAATAAAGTAGCAAGATTTTTAGATAATTATGCGGGAAAAGCTTTTGAATTTACTATTACAAATCACAATGCTGATGAGGTAATAAAAGTTGTTGCTGATAGCTATAACTTAGTATATATTCATACTGAAATTCATTCCCTACAAACAACGTTTAGACGGGTATACGAGCCTTAAATATGACAGACTTAATAGATACAGTACAACTACAAGAAATAGATGATGCAATTATCGAGCTTTTTGATATTACACTCCCTGCATATGAGGGCCAAACTGCTACAACTGTACATTTATTTAATGGTTTAGATGCAGGCACAGACTCTATATGGTTCCCTCCTAGAGCCGGGGTTAATGCAACCTTAAATGAGTACTCAGCATTTCCTATCCAAATGGAAGGGCTTAGTACCTCAGCTACGGGTGCTCAGGCTCGCCCAACTTTAACAACCGCAAATTTACCTTCTCTTATAGGAGGCCAAAGTAGTAATGAAACTACTTTAATCGACATACTAGAAGATGGAGGATTTACTAAAAATTCTGATCTAATAGGAACTCGAGTAGAGTATAGACGAACTTTATTGAGTAAAGCTTTTTCGGCGTCTGGTACAGGTACTGCAATTGAGTTTCCGGTACAAATTTTTGTTATTGACAGAGTTTCGGCTGAAAACTCTATATCTGTAGCTTTTGAACTAACTAGCCCAATCGACTTAGAAGGGCTTCAACTTCCTAATAGAGTTGTTGTTGGAAGGTACTGTCCTTGGAAGTATCAGGGACGAGTTTCCGCAGTTGCAGATGACGGAGGATGTACTTGGCCCCTAGACGGAGTTTTTGGAGAGTACAGCTATATTGATGCGAATGATAATGCTATTACTACTGCGAGTACAGAAAGATTTTACCGTATAGATGACAGTCTTATTCCATCTACCTCGGTATGGAGTAATACGACCACAACTTATACAACAGGAGACTTAGTGCACACTATCACTGGGTCTCATAAAAGAATATGGGAAGCCATTAGACCTATTCCAGTAAATAAGAATCCAGATACTAACCCCTTTTATTGGAAAAGAATAGATGTATGTGGTAAAAGACTATCTTCTTGTAAAATAAGGTATCAAGGCAACTCAAAC